CGTTTATTTTCATAATATAAAAATTAAATAGCCAATAGTTATTCCTGCTAACAGGTGTAATAGTCGGTAGTAGTTTTCGTAATTCATTGTTCTTCGTTTACTATTTCTAATGTTCCATTGATTGAATAGCCAGTCAATCGAATCAACTGCTCAACGTGGTAAAGTAAGTCCTCAAGAGTTACATCCTCGTGTTCGAACTCGTAGCTGGCTTTGTGTCCGTAGTGGGTTATTTCTATTTTCATTGTATTGTGTTTAGTTTAAAAAAGCCTTTTTTCTCGGAAGGCTAACCTATCTCCCTACGATGAGAGCCGCAGCCAATGCACGGCAGGTTACGTTCAACTCGTCAGTTGCATCTCTCGTTTACATTTCGTGTTTAGATATGTGGCAATTTTTACCACTTATCCTTGTTTAAATTGTTTTACTTCGTCTTTTAGTCGCTCGCAATATAAAGCCGCATCCATCATTTCCTCCTGTAAATGCGTAAGCCATTCTAATGCACTTAAATCAGTTCGTGTTAACATTGTACCGTACTTTTCAATTCCTCGTTGTGAGCGGTCATAAAACTTGCTCATCACTTTGAGTACAATTGGGTCTTCTACTTTCAGGTTCATAGGAATTTCATTAGGGCGTTATAATACTCTCGGCAATACTCTATCTTCTCTTTGATTTGGTCGATTACCTGTTCGTCTTTTTGTACATAGAATACCTTTACTCTGCGATTCTTTGGTATTTGACTGAACTCGTGTTTTCGCAGAATCTCCTCACGCAAGTCGTAGTCCTCATCAATCTTGTGTAGTTTCCAATGCGCTCTACGGATTTCATCCTCTACCATTTCGATAGGTGTATCAACAAGGCAGTAGCAAAGCATTGATTGTTGCTTGCCAGTTAGCCACATATAACCTTGAAGCTGATAGAAGTAGTCTTTGTTAGGTATCTCGGTATCAAAAAACGGAAAGGTTGTAGCATCCCAACTTGATTTTACGTCAAGCAATACATCTTCCGTGTTTACGTCAGGTGTTCCCTTGATATAATCATTCTCAAAATACTCTTCGTTCTTGTAAATAAATTTCACGTCTAAGACATCATTGACAAGCGAGATAGATAAATCCTCAACTGCGTTACCTTTGTCTGTGTAACGGCTTGAAAACTCCTTGCGGATGCCGTATTTCTCTTCTAATACAAGTTCGTGGATATAAGTTTTAGCCGTTTGGCTTAGTAATTCGCCTTTAGAGCGTGGTGTTGCCATTATTTTCCCTATGGCAGAACATCGAATCTTGAGAGCTTTCATAGTGCGTTAAGCATATCGATTTGACCTTCAGTTAATGCAAACGATGCTTCGAGCTTTTCACGAGTATACTCACCTTTAGCAATGGCTTGTACTGCTGCGCTGAAACGCTTTTGGTCAATTGCAGGCAGTTTCTTCTCGGTTTTAACTTGTTCACCTGAAGCGTCCGTGTCTTTGTCGGTTACTAACCCAAGTGCAGAACTCAAAGCATATCTGCGGTAGTACGTTACACCTGAACCAAAGCCTTGATAGTCATTCATACCCTTGAGTTGTACGTAAGGAATCATACAAACAGACTCCATAAACTCACCGCTCTCGTGGAAGATAACCGTCTTGAGGCAGTTTTGACCTTCTTGGTTTGTAAGTTGTTGGGTAAATCCGAGTCCGTGTTTTTTTAGGATAGGATTGATTACCTCAAAAATCTTGGGTAAATCTGCGTAAGAATACCCATAGCCTTGTGTGGCTTTGTGAATTACTGGCACTTCCTGCTGAAATGCTGCCAAACTTTTAAATAAATTTTTCATAGCGTGTTATTTTGTTATATGCAAATATAGGAATTATATTTATATAAAATGCAAATTGAGTAAAAATTTAAAAGATTTTAAATCATTAACACTCAACATAGTCATCAAGTCCTTTCTACCAGTACGTTGGTATAATTTTTTGTAGCATTCGTTAAAAGATGTTACATAAATTAATTCTACTTCTTTACGGCAATATTCTAATAGTTCTTGTTTTCGTACAATCATAAAATAACCATCAAATTGAAATGCTATTAATTCTGCTTTTGATTGTTCTGAACAACTACCTGCATATCCATTTACGTTTTTAAATTCAACAACAACGAAACCTTTTGAATGACTATTTTTATATCCTTTTACATCTACTCCCATACCTAAAATCCAAAAGTCTATATGGTTGTAAATATTGTTTTCTTCATCCGATTCGAAACAATCAATATTATTCAATTTACAAGCTAATTTAAAATTGTCCTCACCATTTTTACCTGTATCTAAGCTACGATTGATATGTTCTTTGCTTGACATTTCTTTAGCAATATTTGAAATCATAAATCTTTTATCTTGTTTTTATAGGTTTTGATTATTTCTTTTAGTTCGTCTTTGGTGAACTTCCGTGTTATCCTTGCTCTTGCTTCAAGTTGATTGAATCTTTCAGCTCCGATTTTAGTTAGCAGGTTTGTTCGATATTCCAACAAGTTACCTGATAAGAAACTATTACACCTCTCGCATTGCAGGTGAACGTTGTCCTCATCAAAGCGTACGTTCCAATGGTTGTTAGCGTTCCAAAAATGTCCTGCGTTTACTTTTTTTGGTTGTGAGCCACAACTGATACACAATTGAGCTTTATCTCGCTCTCTAATGTATTTGTTGAAGACTAACTGAGCAGCTTTGACAAGGTCTTGAACGGTCTCTAAATCAGCTTTCATTTGCTTTTTCTTCTTCTGCCAGCTCTTTACTTTGGCTTCCTGAATCCAAGCATCAACGCACATCTTATTCAAGCAGTATTTTTGATTGAAGCGGATAGGTTCAAACTTCTCCTTGCAGTTCTTACAACGTGGCATCTTTGTATTTGATTTCTTTTTGTAATTCTTGGTATGCTACTCGCAGTTGAGCGTTTCGTCTTGCAAGTTGGTTAAGCTCTCGGTTTAGAGATGTTATTTCGTCTTCAAGTAGGTTTATCACCTGAATAGTCTCAAGCAGATACTGCTCGCTTTCTTTACCTCCGTTGATGTAGTCTTTGGCTTCAGGCTTTTCCTTTTCAAGTTTTTCTCTGACGTTCTTGATTCGTTCTTTAACAGTCCATACGGTTGTTTTAGCCCATAGTATTTTAAGTGATAAATCCATATTAAAAAGGGTTTTTGTTTGCAAGTCTACGAAGTTTCTCTGAGGTAGTTTCTATTTGTCCGTCTTTTGGTATCTCAATTTTACGTTGTGATTCCTTCTTGTACGTAGTTCCTCGGTTTGCATAAACACGATTACCTTTGAAGTCAAGCATATAATACTGGTAGCGTTCAACATCCAAAAATAATTTGTACACTCCGTTTTTCGATACGCCTTTTGGCTTGCTCTTAGCCACCTTCAAATGAACTTCGTTCTTTTCTGCACCTACTCCATTAGCATCAGGTAAACCATACGGAGGTCTCCACGGAATCAATACACTTAAACCCTTTCTAAACCATACCTGACCGCCTGAAAAATCTCGTGCCGTAGGAATCGGAAAGTATCTAAGTTCAGTTCCTGCTATTGACATTGCAGTTACCATTGGTTGGTCTCTAACGTGATTTATAACGCAGTTATGTCTACCTGTCTTTCTTGCGTTCTTACGAACTAAACCAAGAATCCTACTCAAGTATTTATCCTCACGTCCTAAATCAGCAGGAATAAACTCCTCGGTTAACTCGTTCCACGGGTCAATCGTAGTGGTATGGATTTTAATACCTTCTTTGCGCTCAATCTCATCTACAAGTTGGTAGAATTTAGTTATAGTCAAATCCTCATCTATGGGGTCAATTACAATGAAATGCTCATTTATAAACATTTCAGCACTTACTTGTTCACTGTTAGTCATTGAGTTTTGTCCTTGAACGTATGGCTTACCTATGTACTTGTAGCATAGTTCAGAAAATATCTCGGCACTACTTCCAGTCTCAGGAGAAAATACAACGTGATTCCAACCGTGTAAACACGAAAGGTTTATAAGTATCTCAAACCATAACTCCGTCTTTCCTGATGCAGGAGCTGCACCTATGTAAGTTGTAGTTCCTTCCTTGATTGTAAGTGGTAGCATATCCCAATCCCAACCTATTGATTTTCCTCTAACGTCTTTTTCGTGTCTAATACTAAACATCTCAGCATTTAGGTCTGTTAATTTCTTGTACATATTCTATCCCTCCCATATTGGCGCAGGAGCACCGTTTACTTTTGGTTTTATTCTTTCAAGTTTATTTTTATGCCAAGTAGCCAACCTTCTTTCAATACCCCAAGCTCTTTCCATTTCAAATCTCATTTTTTTACCTTTTGGATTGTGTTCAACCCAATAAGCATAAAACTCATTAAGCATCTCTTTACCATAAAGTTCTAAAAAAGGTTTCAATGTATCAGCAAATTTTAATTTGCGCTCTTCAATAGTGTATTCTACTTTCTCTTTCTCTTTCTCTTGTACCGAAGGGTCTTGCATACCCCCTTTAATACCCCCTTGCGTAGGGTCTTGTAAAGGGGTTTTAGTCTTGTCCTCAAATCCTTTTACTTGAGCATCTATAGAATGTTTTTGACTAATGT